CAGGTTAAAATCTTGGTTATTATAGCCTGCTGGCCCATAATCAAACTTTATCGTATCCAAACAATCGCCCTTCCCACAAAATACAAAACCACCATCTTTCAACCGTTTCCAAGCCTTGAGCTTTTCAACAGCTTTTTCGGCTTCTTCTTTGGTTTCAAAGTAGTTGCCTGCCTCTTTTAATTTTTCAATTTCTCTATCGCTAATATACCCCAATAATTCAGAAACTTCTCCAAACCAGTTTATGAAATACGGGTTCTTCGGTTCTTCTACATCTTCCCACTCATTCATTAAACTTTCTAGTGTTGCTCCGCCTTGCAGTTCATTCCCATCAAACAAAGCGAACTCTTTTATTTCTCCACTAATTTTGTTTTTAAGTTTCATGTTAAGAACTCCTTTCTTTTATTCATATTTTCCCAGTTTTCTTATTTCGTAGTCTCATTTTTTGTCTCCTTAGTATAATCAATATTGATATTTTTGCTATCGCAATAACCTGTTTCTTGACAAATCTTTGCTTTTTCTATTGTTTCTTCTATTTCTACTTCTTTTCTATGTTCAATAGTGTCTAATTCAAATTTATGCACAAGAGCAAACAACCCTGCAAAAGCTATAACTGTCAAAACACTAATAACACAACCACAAATTACTGGGTGGTCGTAGAAAAAATCTTCACCATTATACCAACGACTATATTCTTTGTACTGATTATATTTTTTCCCCATTATTCTACCCTTTCCATTGCGTCTAGCGGAATTACCCGCATTGCAATTATTTTACCTTGTTTTGTTTCCATACCCTCAATTGGTGATTTACAAATAGTGTCGCTTGATACCTTATACACACCTTTGTATGCCCCAGTCAAGATTTCTACCGTAACTCCTTGTCCACACGGAAGCCTATACCTCGCTAATAATACGCTTCTATCTCGATACCTTGGTGCTTTGATTTTAATCATAAGTTGTCTCCGTTTAATGTTTATACTTCTATATTATAGCACAAACATTTTGTTGTCAACTACTTTTTTGTAGAGTTTTCCACAGCCTGCGTTTCGAGAAGTTTACTTTCGATATTGTCAATGTCCCCGTATTCTTTTTCGTCCTCGGTCTTTACATTCCGCACAGTTTGGTAGCTCTGCCACCCCAAATCCATTGCTTTTTTAAGTCTGTTATAATCTACCCGTGACAAATCCTTAATAAGTTCCATCATTTTATTAAATTTCTCTTCTACTGGGTCCATTACTACTTCTACTTTTTTCCTTTTAAGACACATATTAGCTCCTTTGCTTAATAAATCTGCGTACACTGGCTACCGTAAACCCGAAGCGGTCTGCGATTTCTGGCACACCAACGCCGTTATAATACATTTTTAATACTTCGCCTTGCTTTTTCTCAATTTGAGGCCAAATCGCTGCCCCTCGGCGTGAATTGGTGCCACCTTTTGCACCGGCCTTGACTGCTAACGCATGATTACTAGCGAATCCCCCAGTATGGCCGTTAATTCCGCCCTTACGGCCATTCTCTCGCATTACTTCCTTGTAGTTTGGCCCATATTTATCAATCATTGTTTGTCTCCAGCGAGCATTTGCTGCTTCTCCCTCTGGTGTTCCTTTTTTTGGTCTTGGCATTTTTTCTCCTTTCTTAATTGTCTGCCCACTTCTTAAAGGCTTCTAATAATTCTTTTGTGCAATTCTCCCATTTTTTGCCATCTGGGTCATTCGTTTTAATGACTTCATACTCATAGTCTGGGCTCCAATCGCAATTTTGCTGATATTTCCAAGCTACATTATTCATTTCTATAGCTTGTGCCACGGTTAATTTGCCGAAACGGTCTCTAAAACTACTCACTTTCACCCCCATTGAACATACTATAAATAAATACGAAAATTGCTACGACTACCACTACTGTTGCCCAAATCATATTGATTGTAATAGGTTCGGTTGCTAACATAATTATTCTCCTTCATAATGTTGTTTTAATATTGCTTTGGCGTCTTTTACAGGGTCGCCGGTCTTTTTTACTTCCGGCTTCTTTACAAAGACACGTTTGTTTAATGTGTCATTCCAAATACTAAGCCCGTCAATATCTCCATTTTCTTTGTATGATATTTTTTCTACTCGGAATTTATCATTACAAGACCACTTATCTTTGAATTGCTTAATGTTCGCATTTTCTGCCGTTACCCAAATAAATGGTGCGGTGTATAACTCCCGGCCGATTCCCCAGTTTACACAAGCCCGCTTAAATGAATCGCTGGCTAGACCTTTTTCGGCTTCGGTGTTACTCTGCGTGCCTACGTCTTCCTTGCTAATCCATTGCTTTTTATCTTCGTCCCAAAGACTTACCGTACAATTTGAATTATCTCGTGAATGTTCTCTTTTCCAATTCATAGAGCCGACAGTTTCGTCCAAGATATTCATATCGCACCGTGCGTCCTTGTAAAGAAGTAGCGATAAGCCTGTGCCGTCTTTTTTAATTGTCCCGATTCGGCATTCAATTTCGTCTTCTTTTAATTTTCTAAACTTATTCATTTTCTAAACTCCTGCCATAAAGATTAAACTTAACACCAGCCCGAATAAGACCGGCCCTTTGTATTCATTTATTTTGTTTTTCATTTTGTCTCCTTTCTTTGGTGGAGTCCCCCCTACTCCGTTTATTATTTTTCGTACTTCTTTTTAAGTTTCCAGTATTCCCATTGTTCCATTGCTTCTTCTAAACTCATTGGTTCTCCTTTACAAATACTCCATTTTCTAAGTAGTACCCGTTTTCTTCCATTTCTAAAATATAATTCATAATTTTACTCACTTTGTAATGCTCCTCTTAATGAATTGTTAATGTTCTTGATTTCGGTGTTTATTTTTTCCAGTTGTTTTTCTACTTTTCGTTGCCAGTAGCTTTTCTTATATACTGGAACTTCGCCGTTTATTGTTTTGTCAATGATTTCTACTCTCATAAGCTCCTTTCCGTTTATTGAATATAACCTTATTATATAGCATAGGCTATTTTATGTCAACAAGTTTTTTGGACTTTTTTTGTGGAGTTTTCCACAGGCATAAAAAAAAGAACCCCCTCGGCGTGCAGGGGTTCCTTTATAGAGTGCGTGTAAATATGGAAGTGTACATTATGTCTAGAGCAGACACCCTAATTATACTACTCCATTATAATTTGTCAAGAAACGCTTCACAAAGGCAATGGCTTCGTCGGAGCCTTTGCAGACTTTACACTGAATGCCTGCTTTTTCATAAATATCACCCCAAATCTTCTGCTCAATAGATACCGTTCCACCTTTTCGGCGTTTCATTTCAATCTTAAGTAACTCATAACAATCAATATGCCCATCAATACCTCTTATTGGAATATATACCTCATAATCCCACACCCCACGAGATTGGCCCATTCGTTTCAACTTCGCACCACGAATCATAGCATTTTTACTACTAGAACGGCTCTCATTCGCAATATGAGCGTGTGGTATATTATTCAAATTAAGCCACTGCGAGAACGCTATACATTCGTCGTCTTCTAGCGGGTTAAAATCTGCGGTATTCATAATTTTACAATATCACAACCATTAGCATTGTCAATAATTATGCCGGCCGATACTTGTTTTTGAAGCCATTTTTGAATAATGCTAGCAAATAGCGGTCCGGTTGCCGCTTCTTTTGTGCTATTTCACACGCTACCATTAAATCGTCCATGGAATACTTGCCAGAAATCAAATCGCTTAGATACTTAATTTGCCATTCAGCTTCAAGTTTTACATATTTGGCTATACTACCAATCCTTTTATCGATTCTAAGCCTATTTCTAGCCGTTTTAAGGGTCCTCTCGACATGAAACCTATCAAGTACCCTACATAAGTAGAAAAGGGGCTTAGAAACGCTCTCACGGCCTGCTAGGGCTATTATCTCTTTAAGCTCGTCCAAGCTCATAGGGAATCCGCAACATTCCCCAGTCTTTTGTATATGCCTAATCCTGCGATATAGGCCTTCACTTTGCTCAGTAGGTGGAACCAGTTTCACAAACTCGGGCAAATCTTCACTTATTCTTTTTGTCATTGTGTCTAATCTTGACATAAAGATACCTCCGGCTTTCACCAGAGGTTCTGAGTATATCACTACCTCTAGTGTAGCACATTAAATAATATTCTGTCAAGTATTTTTAGTGATATACTCAACATTACTCTCATTATAACGCTTCCACTTAATAAGTCAACTACATTTTTAATTTTAATTTGCTCTCTTCTAATTAAGAATAGTATATTTACTTTGTAAATATGTCTTCTAATTACAACCCCTGTTATTTGTTACCTTTTTTACTATTCTGACTATATTCAACTAAAAAGACCCCTACATAAACGGAAAAAAGTAAGGGTCTTTCAAGAGGAATTGTCTGAGGTAGCGAAGAAGTAGAACCTCAGATACCGCTATTATAACACACTTATTGTGTAATTGACAAAATAGGCCTAGTAGATACTACAGTTACTGCTAATGGAGCTTGGCTTGTAAAATAAATAGTCTGCGTATTACCACTAATAGTGCCGAGTACAGCGTCTGCGTCCGTATATACGTCGGTGATAATGTCATTTTGCCCAGAGCCATAAGTAATAGTGATAGGTTGCGTGCTGGAAGGCTCAATACTCGCAAAAAAGTTTTTCACGGGCGAGGAAATCTTGTGGGCCGTTTTCAAATCACGAATCTCCCTGTTCATATCTATTAACATTGCTTGCAAATCTTTGTATTTTTTCATTATGATACCCACAAATCCTGATAAGTTACTGTTGGTGTAATCGCTGCTGTAGAGGAAATACTTGCACTATAAGTGAGCGATACTGAGCCACCCCCGGCCAAAGTGCTCATATCTGTAGCATTATTGCTATAAATATAGACTAGATAGCCAATATGCCCATTATTGTTATTATAGGTCTGTACATTGCGTATGATTCTATCGTCTAGTCCATTTACATTAAATGTAAGGCCCAGCAAAGGATTATTTGTCCCTATATCAATATCAATCACAGCCATTTTATCACTACGCACATATAAATCAAATTGGCCCGCAATTTCCAAATCAAAATTAAGCGTCAAATCAGTTGTCTGCGTGTGAAAAATATTCGCAGATTTCTCTCGTTGTTGCTTAAGGGCTAAAATCTCCCTGTTCATTGCAATTAGCTCTTTCTCAAACTCATTTTGCATTTTGCGTACCCCCAGATATTACTAACGATTCAATCGGTACAGTACAAATGACCTTTACATTTACAGGAATTGTAGCATTCCTAAAATAGGCTCTGTAAGAAAATGTTACTCTGTTTGTACTCTCGTCATACAAAATATTCGTAGGCTGAAAATTTTGTGCGTTACTAATATAACATTGACAATAAGGGCTAAAACTCAACCCTGCCGGCACTACCACGGCAATAGATAAAATGCTCTCATAATATGGTGGTAGAACAGTCATTTCATAATAACCTGTTGCAGAATAAAAACTAGCACTGCCCAAGCCATGAGCACAGGCAGTCTTCAAAGCTAGAAGCTCCCGCTTCGTTTCTTTAACTCTCGTCGCTAGGAGATTTGCGGCCATTTAATACAACCCTTTCTAGCGTTGGCGATATAGTTTCGTCTCCACCGGTACCAATATCAACCTTGAGCTCATTTACTCTAAACTGTCCATTAGTCATTCCTGTTAAATCAATCGAATTTTGAATTGTAATAGTATCGCCAACCCAAATCTTGTTGTTGCCATACGGCATTGGAGAAACTTGCTTGCCGTGAAGCGTAATCTCCGGTCTCCATTCTGGGTCTGAAGAAATTTTCAATTTTGCGTCCATATTATTAAGCAATACAGACGGCGTAGAAATACTAGAATCTTGGTAAAGCGTCTCAAAATAGCCATAGTCAGAAACTGAAGTGACATTTTGTGAAAATTGGAATATTGCCGTATTCTCTTCAGCTACCGAAGATACGTCACCGGCCCCAAGACCAATTATTGCACTCGCAAAACCCTCGGTTTCGCTTGCCTGAATAGTAGTAACCGAAGCCCCATTCAAAATTGTAGGGTAGTAGGCGACCCAATCAGATATAACCGTGCCAAAATTGGAATCTGCAATAATATCGTATGTCTTATCTGCGTGGAAATACACCTCAAAAGGCCCAGCACCAGAAATATTATCACAACGCTCGCAAATCCACTCTTTTACGGTCTTATAATTATCGAATTCTTGCGTAATGCTCGGCAATACTTCAATAGTGCCAGAACTTAAGCCATAACTTTTACCAGCGTCACCAGAGATTCTATTCGCAAGTGTAATTAAGTCTTCAATAATAGTGCTGGCCGAGCCGCTAACACTCCCCAAAGGCAAATTAGTGCTAGTATCACGAATATAGACACCAGCCAATAAGTTCAAATAACCGTCGAAGTGCATAGCTAGTGTTGCCGAGGATTGCAACGGCGAATAACTAGGCATTGTAGCCAAAAAACCGCCTACAATGTCAATTCCATTGCGTGTGAGCCGGCATTCCAACGCCATTGGCTTCAAAACTTCGGTTAAAGTATAGTTTCTTTGACTTAGCCATTCGTCAAAAACTACGTCATTCAAATTAAAGTCAATGGAATCAGAGCCAAAGCGTGTTCTACGGCGTGTATAATTCAAATTTTCAGCAATAACACGGCAATCGCCAATCAACACACCGTCTAGATATAAGTTTACTTCATAAATAGGTCGCTGAATCATTACCCTACAATCTCCTGCCATTTAATTTTACTTGGTACGGCAGTAGTATTGTTGGTAGTATAGGTAACCCTGTTGTTTCCAGGCTTCAAATATAGCCAAGTACCCGATACATTACTAATCATACTAACTCCGTTCACTAGAGCCGTCTTATTAAACATATCAATCTGTAATGTCTCTGAACTTGAAATAGTGCCACTATACTGAATAGAGGTATTTGTTTTAATAATCGTTATTTGTGGATTTACCGCCGGGCCTTTTACTTCCCATACAGGGTAAACATTATCAATTGAATCAATATTCACAGTTGTAGGGCCACCAGTAGAACCACTCTCCCAGACCGCACCTACAGCGTCCCATTCGCCACCTACAGCGTCCCAAATAAAGCCACCAGTATCACCACCGCTAGTAATAGGAATCGAGGCACTCTTACCGTATTGCTCTTGCCCCTCGGCATTTTCATAATATGCGTAATAATTCACGTCTTCAAAGTTAAACGCAATATGATATTGAGGTGAAATTTGATATAACTCTTTGATTTCTGGTGCGTCCACAATAAAGCCCTTGCGTCGCTGAATAGCCGAGCCGTCATTAAACACATAAACAACGGTATAATAGTAATTTTTGCGGAAAAATGCCAAGAATTCTTTGCGATATGCCTCAACATTTGCACGAATGCTACTAGAATCGCCTACAAAGCCGTCAAAAACCTGCGTATTAGCTCTACGCACTTGCCCAGCTAAAAACACACCGTCCGTGCCTTGAGCCTCTACCACGTCATTTGCATAGGAATTGGCGGTAAAGTGTAGTTGCGTGTCTATGAATTGATATGCCCCTGTACCGAGCAAAAATCTCTCTCCGTCGTCACGAATAAATAATGCTAAGATAAAACCTTGTGGGTCAATTTGATTCAAATTCATTATGCAGACCTCCTAATACTTTCCATCATAACACGACCTACGTCCTGTGCGTCAAGTCTATTATTGATTTCATTTGTCATAAATACGTTCATTTCTCCACCGTTACGACCTTGCATTTGCCCAGTAACCGAGTTAGCAAGCACCGCCGCCCAGTTATAAATAATCGCACTAGCTGGCAACCTACCGTTTTCATTCATATCGTCTAAAGTGTCATACCCAATCATTTTGGCACTAGAAGCCTTAATCACAAACTCGCCGTCAGACAAGCGTGCTGGAATAGAATCACTGGTAGAAGTCCCCGGACCTTCAACACGGCCACCTTCTGCAAATAGGTGAGCGTAACCGTGCCCATAGTTAATACTTCTATTCTGTACCAATGCAACCACTGCCACCACAGCGTCTGCGATTGACTTAATAAGGTCAGCAAATGTGCTAAGCACTGCATTTACGCCATTAAGTGCCATTTCGATACCTCTACCCATGCCTTCAAACGCCACACCAGTTGCTTCGACAATATCTGCAATGCCTTCAAGGGCTGATTTCACTACACCATTAAGAATATCGCCAACGGTCTTTAATATACCAATAAACGCACCAGACAAAGTGTTAATAAGCGGAATAATAGCACTGTTGGTTAATCGTACTACTACGTCTGTAAGTGTGTTCATAATTGCGATAAATGAATTGGTTAAGAACTCGCCTAGTGGAATAAACGCATATTGTGTAATGTTTATGATAGCGTCAGTAAGCGTAGTAATGAGGCCAAGCACCGTATTTGCAATAAATGTAGCAATAGGAATAATAATGTTATTCATAAGCCCCTCAAGAGCCGGCATTACAATTCCGATAGCACCGCCAATAAGCACAATACCGGCCGCAATTGAAGCCGCTGCAGCTGCAAAACCTGCCGCACCTGCCAAAACCTCTGGACCAGCAAATGCCTTAATAAATCCAGAAATAGCTTGTCCAATACCAGTGAACAAACTCTTAATTGTGCCCATTAAACCAGATACCGCAGAAGTAACGGTATTAGCAAGACCACTGACCCCACTAGATACGATACTACTAATGCCACCACTGCCAGTAAATAGCCCACCAATCAAGCTCTTTATTTTACCAAATACTGCCGCACCAGCAATAACCGCAAGAATAGGGCCTGCCGCTTGCGGAATAGCTTTTGCTAGCGATTCCATAATCTTCGGCAGATTTTTAATAATGGCCTTGACTACTTCTACCACTACCTTAATAGCTGAATCTATAAGAATTGGGGCATTTTCAATAAGTGCATTTGCTAGGCCAATTACCATATCAGTTATAATTGGCAATAATTTTTCAATAATAGTTGGTAGTTGCTCGTTTACCTTAGACAATAGTTTTGTAATGCCTTCCATTACTTGCGGAGCCATTTCTACAATTAAATCAAGTGCTGTATTGAGCACACTCTCTAAATTATCAAAGAATGAGTTTAAGTCGCCTCTACCAGCTAGGAACGCACCGAAACTCTCTTGTAAATCACCAAAAGCATTGCTAAGTTGTTTTACTTTGCCTTGTGGTGTTTGTGCTAAAGCCTCATTGAACCCGCCATAGTTTTGCTTCAATACCTCGGCCAAAGTAGCCGCCCTAGTCATTTCGTCACCTTCTTGTAGTAACTTTTTCTGATTTTCGTCTAGAGTAACGCCATAGCGAGTTAAAGCACCGACATTGCCAGTCATAACCTTACCCATAAGATTCGCCATTTGAGTAGCACTGTCGGTAGTGGCTTCATAGCCTGAGGTTGCTGCGATTAAATCGTCCATAGCCGGCGTTAAGACTTTGACTGCTTCTGCCGACAAAGCGAATGTACCAAGCTGAGCTTGACCGGCGGCGTTTACGTCGTCTTCAATAATACCTAGCTTCTGTAGCTCAGAGTTATAAGCCCGCAAATCGTCTATCGCACCCTCTGCCCAGTTTTGGTTCTTGGCAGATTGTGCCAACTTCGCTTGGGCTTTCTCGGCCTCGTTAAATGCGTCAATAGAATCCTTTGAGAACTTTACGGCGGCGGCAGTTCCAGCAGCAAAAGCGGCAGTAATAGCAACGCCTATCTTCTTGATAGAGCTACCAACCTTGGAGCCGAAGCTCTCCACGCTTTTTTGTGCATTATTGAGCTCTCCTTTGACTCCAGAACCGTCAAAAGATAGTTTTACTACTGCTTGGCCTACTTCTGTTGCCATTATTGAGCTCCTTTCGCTAGTTTTTGTTCATTTTGTAGCATTTTTATTGCAGACTTGAGCGATTTTGGTGCTTGTCCGCCCTTTGTTGGCTGATTAGCCCCTGCCATAGAAGCTACAATTATATTTTCAATCATTAAACGCTGGAATGCGTCCCTCGCACGCTCTGCTTGGACGTATTTTGCCATATTTTCTTCAGTAATATCGCCACATTTCCACGCAATATAGGTATCGTAGCCAAATCTTGCAATAATTTCAGCAATATAAGCGTCAATTTCATTAAATCCGGACTTTTTCTTGCCTTTAATGTTAGCGATTTTTACTTCTTCAACCTGTTCGTCAGTAAGAAAATCCGAAGCCCGAAAAGATTTCACCTTTGCGGTTTCTCTAACTTTATCGAGTGTCAATTCAGGCTTCGTCATTCTCACTTACTCCTAGGAAGATTCGCCAGCTGATACATAAGCACCAGTTACAGCGTTCAATCTTTGCTTTTGAGTTAGCGAGTTATCGCCCAAGCGTACTGAGTATTGTGGGTAACCGTCGGAAGCGTGTAACTTCGAATTGTAAATCATTGGGTGAAGATTCAAAGTGATAGTTGGAGTATCACCGGTCCCGATTTCAATAGCGTCGTCAACACTTGGTACACAGCGAGTAAGCTCAACGTCAGCGGTAGAGCCGTCGTCACAAAGACCTTGTGCAATAACAGACATATAATCACCATCAGCACAGAGGTCGGTACCGTCCCAAATAATGTTACCAGCGTCTTCAGCAGCACCTGCATAGGTTGCGGCATTCCATTTTTGGATTGCTTGGCCTAGGTTCTTGAATGAATCCATTAAGAACGTTACAGAAGCAGAAAAGGCGTCAAAAGTACCAGCAATGGTGGTCTCAGAAGTACCGAGGCTCGAAGCACGGCTACGAGTTCTAGGTGCTACGTTCACCGACATTACGGTATCTTGGCCCAAATCGTCAGCTTCAAGAGTAAATACACTCCAAGAATTGTCATTAGCGTCCCATTTGCGGAATACTACACGGCGAAGCTGAGTAATATTGTGAACTGCCATTATGTTAATTCCTTTCTTTGTTTAAGTCATATATTATTTCTGCACTTGCAATTTTTACAACCAAATTGTTTTCAGTAACTACTAGATTCTGTGGGGTAGTAGTAGGCCTGATTCTAATGTTACTAAATGAATAAGTAGTGCCACCGACGCTCCCGACCAATTCGCAAATACTTGGATTGACTATAAGCCATTCCAAAATCTTTTGGTGGACGTCCTCGGTTTTTGGCTTATTTGCCAAGGCCACATAAAAATCCACGGTAGAGTGTAAGTTCAATCCCTTTGGTGAGTTTAATGCAGAACCACCTCTAGTAACCAACCAAACACCAGAAGCTGGAGAGCCGTCTTTTTGAAGCGGTGCTTGTTCCCAAAAGCAATTCTTATCAATCACCAAATCGGCGACACCGTCCTCGACCATTTTTTCTAGCAATGCTAGCGTAATCATTTGATAGCTCCTCCAAAGTATTTCTTGATATAATCACCAGCCATAATCGTTTTGGCTGCATTTTCCATATAGTGTTCAGTTGCTGAGTTTTTGTTCGGCCCTTGCTCACGTTTCCAAGCATACGGCACTTGGCGACCACCAAATGAGCCACCGGCAATGACCTCAAGAGAATTATTTTTGCTCTCTTGAACTCTAATCGAGTTGCGGAGTACACCAGTTACATAGGGTGCGTTCTTCCTTGCTTGGTTAGCAATGTCATAGCCCATTTTGAATAGGCCCTTCACCATACTGTCGCTTATAGAATCGAGTTTGGCTTTGCTCCAAGTTAGCTTGACTGCACTTCCCATTCGGTGACCTCTGTTTGAACCACCATTAGCTCAACGTGCTCAATTTTGCCAATCTCTTGGTTTTTGCCAATTCCGGCGTCGATAATTTCATAGTACTTATATTCCGAGG